TGTCATTTCAAACCTCCCTTAATTATTCTGTAATAGCCAACCTTGTGTTGCATCAACGTATACAAGTGTAAATCCTGCTCTTTCTGTTGCCACCGTTAAATCTGTTGCCGAACCTTGGATTGGGTTACCATTTCTAGCTACTGTGAAATTATTAGTGTCAAACGTTCCTGCATAGTCTACGAATGAAATAAAATCACCTAACGTTGGTGATGCTGGTAATGTACAAGTAATAGCATTTCCAGATGTGTTTACAAAATAACCTTGTTTAACTGTTGCAGAAAAACTTGTTGATTGAACTGTTTGCCAAGCTGCTCCGCCTGACACAGTTGCAAAAGATAAATTACCAGATCCATCGGTTTGAATAACTTGATTAGCTGTTCCTGTAGCTGTTGGTAAGTTTAATGTATAAGATGCTGAAACAGTAGTTGAAGATCTTAAACCTACATATTCACCACCTGCTGCATCTTGAAATCTTAATTCAGATCTTGTTAGTAAGTTAGCTGTGCTAGACATTACTAAATTTACAGTCGTAGCATTAGTTACTGTTAAATTAGTAGCTGTTACTGATCCAGAAACTGTTACGTTGGAAGCAAATACAGTTGAACCTGTAATATTACCAGATACAGTTACGTTAGATGCAAATACAGTTGAACCTGTAATATTACCAGATACAGTTACGTTAGTTCCAACAAAATTAGTAGCTGTTGCTGTTCCAGATACAGTTAAGTTAGAAGCAAATACTGTTGAACCTGTGATATTTCCAGAAACAGAAACTGTTGTTCCAACATGATTAGCAGCATAAACTGTTCCTGATGCAGAAACATTTATTGCTGATACAGTTGTACCATCAAATGTAAAACTAGTAGATCCAGCAAAAGCTCCGGATAAATTATATTGAATATTAGTAGAAGTCCCACCAGGAGAATTAACTTGGTCAGCTGGTAAAGCTGATATTACAGAAGTTACACTTGGGTTTACAATAACAATACCTTTAGACCCTGTTGCAATAGAAACAGTTGTAGAACCTCCAGAAGAAATAACCGCTGTTCCTCCAGAATTATTTACAATGTAATAATCTTTTTCAATATTAGGAACTGTAATTGTAACTGTTGTTGCAGATAATGAACCAGATAAAATAATTGTTTTATTTCTTCCTGATTCGTCAGTAAATGTTGTAGATGATGAATTTGTTGTAAAGGCTAAAGTTGTAGAGCCTGTTATAGTTAAATTGTAAACACCAGAAATAGCATTATCAATTTCTTGTAAGTTGACGTTTGTGATTGTACCCCATGTACCGGAGTTTTCACCAGTTGCCTGAAGATTTAAACCTAAATTACTAAACGTACTTGCCATATTAAACTCTCCTTATCACTTTTTTAAGGTTTTGTCATCATGGTAAATTAATCCATGTTTGACTACCTGATGCATTTATAGTGCTCCAAGTTTGTGTTGTAGTAGCATTTATAGTGTTCCATACTTGAGTAGTTGTAGCATTTATATTGCTCCAAGTTTGTCCAGTAGTTGGATCTATTGCAGACCAAGATTGACCTGTTGTAGGGTCTATTATTACCCAGCCGTATACAATAGGGCTTCCTGTTCCTATTGTCAATAAACTTCCAACAGGTTGAATAACTTGTTGAGTACGTACTATTACATCTGCTACCCCTAAATTTACTTCATTTCCTGTAACATAATAAGTAGATCTTATTGTAGGAGTACCAGTTTGAACTGTTATTTCTGAACCAATAGGAGTTACACCTACACCTAAATTAATAGTAGGGTCATTTGTAGAAATAGTTACTTCATTACCATCTACATCAACAAAACTCTTAGCAGTTACAACAGGATCTCCTGTAGATAAATTTATAACTGATCCAACTGCTTCTACAATTGTAGGAAGAGCAATAGTAACTTGACCTGTAGCTATTTGAACTTCAGATCCTGTAACTGGGAATATAGCATCTAATTTAAAGTTTAATGTTCCACTTCCAACAGTTAATTCTTGACCAACAACAGCGTCAGTTACATTTCCACCAGCAACTATATTTGGATTTTGAACTAGTAATTCTAATAAATTTCCTGATGTTTCAGCTGTAGCTTTTGCAATTACAACTGCATTATTAATTACAAGACTTAATTGACTACCAACTGTTGTTACATAAGCATGACCGGTAAATTCTAATTCACCAGTTTGAATTCCAAGTTCAACGGAAGATAAAATTACATTAGCAGAAGCTTTAATGATAATTGTTTCATTACCACCCCAAGCGTATTCACCCCAAGAATTTAATCCCCATCCTGCTTGAACAGGAGGAGTAGCTAAACTTAATTGTAAATTTGGATCAGGTGTAATATCTCCCCATACACCATTACCCCAAGTAGAAACACCCCAAGTACCATCATCAATACCACCAACATAAACGGTTACATCAGTGGATAAACCACCCCAATTTATTGAACCCCAAGATGAATAACCCCAGTAAGTATTTGTAGCCATAGTGTTATGGCAAAATTACTACGAAATTCTTAAAACTGCGCTCGTAGAATTAGCTGCTGGGAATTGAATAGTAAAGTCGCCGTTTGTTGAAGTTTTGCTTCCACCAAAATCTAAAACAACAACCGCTGCTTTAGATTGAGTTGTATTATATATTAAACAGCATGATGCTGTAATTGTTGCTGTTGAAAAAGTTGCATCCGCAAAATCTATAAATGAAACGTTTTGTGCAACAGTTGATCCTAAATTTGTTAAAGTTGTTCCACCAGCTGTATAACCAGTTCCAGTAGCTTCATTTGTTGTAATGTAATTTGTAGTTCCTGTAGAGAATCCTGAAACAGTTGTATAAAGAGATAAATAAAAAGTATTTCCTGCAGTTGAAGAAAAATTATGTGTTCCTAAAAACAATTGATTTTTAAAACTATCCGGTACTATATTTGCCATGTTAACTCCTTATTATCCTTGTTGTTGTCCTTGAGGAAGGATACGAACTTCACCATCAAGGTATTCGTCTCTTCTTCTTCTACCAGTTTGTTCAACACCAAAGGATTGTTTAGCCTGCTGATATGATTGTTCAAATTGAGCTATCATATTATCAGGCCCTTTGATATATTTATATGTTTCTACCAGAGATCCATATAAAAGTAAATCTTGAGCATATACAGATACATAACTAGTACTTGTAGTGCTAGATGTAATAGTAGCAGGTTGTTTATAATATGCAATATTTATTATATAAGAAGCATTTGGCGTTGGAGCTACAAACCAAGTAGTCTCATTCCAAGTAGCATAATATTTAGGTTCTGCGAAATAAGTACTAGAATTAGGGGTTGGACTGTATTCAGCTAAATAAGAGCTATCTTTTTCTAATAAATTAGAAACAGCTCCACCTGAATCAATCATTTCTACATATCTAATATTTCTAAGTCCTGATGGTACAGAAATAGTAGAAGTGCCTGAAATAGTTACAGCTGAAGCATATAACTTATAAGCATCAATATTAATTTCTCTGTAAATTCTATTTTCAGTATTTTGAACAATAACAGCAACAGTTGAATCTGATAACATGTTATCAGATAATTCTGAATAGTTTCTAATTTGATCTCTTAGTTCTCCGTAATTCATATTATATAGTCTGTGCTGTTACAGACCCTCCTCCAATAACACCATTAATTATAGCAGTTCCTGATGATGCATTAAAGCTATAATTATTAGCATTGATAACTGTAATACTATAACCTGTTGTAGTTGCAAGTGCTGCAGTAGTAAATCCAGAACTAGAATTAAAATTATTTAAAGCATTAACATTAGAAAATACAACTGTATTTCCTGTAGCTCTTCTATGATTTGGTTGATTAACTCTAATTGTAGAACTTCCAATAGAAATTACAAAAGGATTTTCTGGTAAAGCAACAGCAGCTGGTCCTATTGTAATATTTGTGCCACCAAAGAATCCAGTAGCATTTGCTGTAGTTGATAAATTAAAACTATAATCATTTGTATTAACAGATGTAATTGTAAATCCTTTTGTAGTAGTTAATGCAGTTGCACTAAAACCATTTGCTCCTAATACATTTGTAAAAATAACTGTGCTTCCTAATTTAGTACCATGTCCCGGGTCGCTAACAACGAGAGTCGAGCTGCCTGTGACAGAATATAAAGGGTTATTTCCTAATGCTACAATAACTGCTGGTTCAACTCTATCAGGTCTAGCATTTTGTAAACCTTGAGGATCGTTACCTGGAACTTTAGGTTCTAATTGAGGATGTTTAGGTTCATATTCAGATACATGTACAAAAGATCCATTCCATTCTGTAACCATGTCAATGTATTTAAATCTTTGTCCTGATCTATCAGATACTGCCCAGGATTTCTTTCCTGATGAATAGGTTGTCATTATAGTCCATCTCCAAAATAAGTTTTAGGGGAAATGAATAAAGAAGTTCTTTGACCATCTTCTAATAAAGCTCTTTGTAAATCATCTTCATAGAACATTCTTAATTGTTCTGTTCTCTGAGGTGCATGTTTAATACTTAAATAATAAGCCATACCAGAAGTTAAAGCTGGTAAAAATCTAAATACAACGTCTGGTGTATTTGTATAAGCACCCGCATCTTCTAATCTAGCTAAATAATAAAATCTAAATTGATAATCACTTGGATTAGCTGAATTTGAATAATTTGATCCTGCAGTTAAATATAAAAATATACTTGGACTGTATGTTCTTTGAACATAGTATTGAGAAGGTGTTCCTTGAGATAATTTATTAGGTAAAGCCGCATATGCAGATCTATCTATTTTAGTAAGTGAAATATCTACAGGAGAAGCAGGTACTGTGTTATTTCTAACGTAAGCTTCTAATACATCATTTATATCTTGAGGATAATTAGTAGTATCAGCTGTGTAATTATATTCTGCTTGTCCTAAAACTAATGGAACAGTTGCTAGTTTTACTTTCCATAAATGTACACCTCTATTATCTAATTCTGATAATAATAGATTTAATGATCTTCTTGCTGATCTTAAATGATATCCACTTCTACTTCCATCAATACCTATACGTTCATAAGCTTCTTGAAAAAGCTCATCTATATCCAGATTGAATGAAGTAGTTCCGGATGTTGTCATTGTACCTCTACTTGTCTATAAATACAGTAAGAGTCAATCCAGACATTGATGTTGCACCAATACCATTTTCGTAAAGTACACCATCTTCTGGTAAATACATAGTTTCAGTTCCGCTAGCTCCAACAATAACTGGAATGTAATATCCACTAGTACTAGATCCTGAAGTTGTTGCTCCAGAAATAACTGTATTAATAGATGCAACACCTGTTGATCCAGGAGTTGTAGGCTGAGCAATAATTCCTCTTAAACGAGTTCTACCCGCAAAGAAAACACCGTTAGCTGTTAATGTGACCGGTTTGACGTCACCTTTATAATTTGGCATTCAAAACCTTTATTTGTATTTTATAGGGACCCCGGAGAGTCCC